TTACAAATAATCCTCGCCTCTCTGCCGTCTCTTGTAATAATCCTCCTGTTGGGGTTCTTGAGATATTCCTCCAAACTAAACTGTTTCATAATTTCTTTTGATTTTGTTATTTTATTTTAATGCCACGACCGCCCTGCTGAGATCTGGACGAATCTTGTTTATGATGCTGCAACAGCCGGAGTCGAAGTTGACGACCCACACAGCAGGTGAATAATACTCCGACGAAGACCCAAACCGGCCATCAAGCAAATCTCCATTATGTTCTTTGAGAATAGTATTAATTTCATCCTTTTGAAGATACATCTGCAATAGTTCTTCTTTTGTCGCTATCTTCACATTGTTATCTTGGGCGTATCCCATAAAATCGTCATAAGGCATTTCTGGCACGTTATCCTTAAGCAGCACCTTATCAATTAATGGAATGTATACTCCTTGCTGCTCCTCAATCCATCTAGGAGCAATCATTTGTTGTAGTTTCTTGTCCATATCTATTCCTCCATCGCTTTCTTAAACTTAATAAGGCTATTTTCCATCAGCCTTCCCCAATCGGAATATTGTATCGACGGTTGATTTTTAAGCCAATCCTCAATCTGATTAAGCATCCATTCAGCACCAATCTTAAACGCTTCTTTTCCTTCAACTTTAGATACTGCAACAAACGGATTATATGAGTCGCCCTCAATATGAGTCTTCACGTATTCCTCTGCTTTTTCTTCGATAGTCATAATTACAACAACGGTTTAGCGGTTTCTAACAAGTCTTTGAAAGTATCAAGAAACTCTTGTGCCATATCTTGGCTTAGAAAAGAAAGTCCAGTTGTCTCATAATAAAGGCTCTTTATTATTAAGTCTCCGTTTGCTACGCAAATTCTATACCTCTCAAAATCCGATTCCTTATTGTTTTTTACCCAAGCATTCCTCAACTGAATGAGTTTCATATATGCCACAAATGCCTCACAGAGTTCCTTTGACATAATATTAGCACTAGTTGCTGCTTTTCTATCTCCAACACCTGCTGAATCCTGAATCTCGCAATCTACATCAATCCAACATTCAGACCCATCTAAAGGATTCTGCTCGCAATATTCCTCCCAAGACATTGGCTTGTCGTTGGAGTTATACCATTTAAGATATTCATTTTCGCGTTCAAGCCAAACGTCACCGCCTATCGGCCAATCGAAGGCTGAACGAATAAAATTTTCATTGAAGCAAATTCTATCGCCAATTTTATGTTTGAAGTGATTCTCGTAAAACTCATTCTTCCAAGGCTGCTTGTCAAGCCATTCAAGTATTTGTTCTTTTGTTTTCATGATTATTTTT